CAGAAGAAGTAGGCAAAGTAACTCTTCAAGATGTAACAGTCCCACTTGTTCCTGTTTCTGGAGCAGAAGATAAACCTCTTGCTGGAGTTACCCCAGTTGAGCCTGCTCTTCCAACCCAACAACCTTCTGAACCAGTGCTTGCTCAAGCAGTTCCTGAGACTGAATCAGAATATCGATACAGAGTAGAAAGCGATTTGACTGGTCAACCCTTCATGAGTCCTGCTGACGCAAGGATGGCAAAAAATATTCTTGAACAACAATTAGGAGTTAAGGCTAAAGTTAATGGTATTGACGCAGGTAAGGGCAAAAGAATTTATCGTGTAGAAATCACGGAAGATGCACCATCTCCAATGGAAACTGTTCCTGAAGGCATGGTAATAAAACAAGTTACAGATAAAGACGGCAATCTTACTACAACATATCTACCTAAGCCTCCTGTTAAACAACAAGTAGCAACACTTGATAATAACATTGAAAAAGCAAAAGTTTTAAAAACTACAATAGAAAAAATTGAGAAAATAGCACCCGGATATCTTTTAGCAGGTGCTGGTGGAATTTCAGGGATTATGCAGTATAATCCTTTTTCAAATGATGCAAGGACAGTTAGAAAATTAGTAGATACAGTTAAGGGAATTGTTGGATTTGATGAATTAGTTGCATTAAAGGCAGCAGGAGGTTCTCTTGGTGCATTGTCAGATTCTGAATTATCTATGCTGACATCGCTTAAAGGATCGGTTGATCCAGACCTTGATGAAGCTACATTCTTAGGGAATCTTAAAAGTATTAAAACATCTGCAAATAAACTTATTGATGGACTTGAAGCAGATAAAAAAGAATTAATTACTGTTGAAAAACCAACTAAATTTCAACCTATTCAAACTCCAGAAAATCGTGTTGAAGTTAAAACACAATCAGAATTTAATGCATTAAAATCGGGGCAAAAATTTATCTTTAACGGAAGACCGGGAACTAAATAATATGGCATGGCAACCACCTGAAGAGTCCTTTGACGATACAAAAAAATCGCAATGGAGTCCACCAGAAGAATCTTTTGATGATGCAAAAAAGCCACAATGGAGTCCTCCTGAAGAATCTTTCGATGATAGTCTTACAAAGATTGAAGATGTAGATAAATTAAAAGAAATACAATCTACTGGTCAAAAACTTACAGATAAGCAACAAAGAATTCTTTTCAAAGCAGATGACGAGCGTAGTTTTCTGGACAAAGTATCTGGTGCGGTAGGAGCATTTATCCCAGCAGCAGCAGACATTATTGGGCAAACTGCAACAGGTGCAGTTGAGTTAGCCAACAAAGCAGTTGTTCAACCTGCCGCTTTTGCGCTTTCTGGTGGATACAATCGTTTAGACTCAGAAGAGGCGAAGAAAGTATTTAAAGAACGAGAAGAAACGATTAGGTCTCTTGGGGTCGGTGCAGCAAAAGATATTGAAGAAACAGTAAATGCTGCTGTCCGATTTGGGATGTTTGGAAGTGCTACAACTGACAAACTACTTGGCAAGAGCGACGAGGAACGATTTCGAGCATGGCAGAACAGGCAGACAATGCGGCAGTTGGAAGCTCAAGAAGTAGAGCAAAATCCAGATCGAGTTGCTGCACTTCTTTCTCAAAATCCGTTGATTCAAGGATATGTAGAGTATGAGGCAAAGAAGATGGGTTTGTCTCCTAAAGAAGTTGAGAATGTAAAGCAAGACTACATCCAAACAATGCTTGATCAGGGTCTCACCAAAGACCAGATCAATGAGCAGGTTGCTACATTGGGAGAGTTTGTTTCTCCTGTGGCTATTCCCGGTGGCGGTAGGTTGAGCAAAGCAGTTTTAAAGCCTCTTTCCAAAATAACCGCTCCAGTTTTTAATAAAGCAACTGATCTTACGGCAAGAGGCATTTCAAAAGTTGCTGGAGGAACAGAATTCGCAGCAAATAAAGTTCTTCAAGGCACAGAACTTCTTCAAACTGGCGCAAGAAAAATTGGAGAGTATACAATAAATGATCCAGACACTTGGATCAAGGGAACTGTCAACACTGCAATTATGCCTGTAGTTGGCGTTGCAAAACCTGTTTCTGCAACTGCAAGAGTGATCAAGGACATCACTAAACAAGTCGATGTTGGCGGCACGGCAGGAAGAAGGGGAATGTTTGAGCGAGCGGGACAGGCAGTGGACTCCAGTGACCTAACAAAAAAACTTTTTGGAGCGCAAGGTAAAGGTGGGGTGACGCGAGCAAAGTTAGCCGACTGGACGATTCGCCAATCGAACGCTCTTATTCAGCCGGGCATTAATGCTGCCGCATTGAATGTGGCAATGGGTCTGCCCGACATCGAGACCGCAGAAGACCTTGGGTTTGTATCTGGCACTGGTTTTGGCATTGGCAGTATGGCGGGAACAAGATCATTTGAGCGAGTTGGTGGACTAATTGATCCTCGCACAACAATGGCTGAAAAGATCAGCAATCTTGTTACGCCTGACCCTGCCGCATATCGCCGCGATGAGGATGCGGATATTAAACGATTCATGGCGCAGGCATCGCCAGAGATTCAACAAAACATTACTGACGTTGCTAACATTGAAAGGCGCAAGGCAGCAGTTGATGCCACAATTGCAAATCTTGAAAAAAGCAGAGATGCACAGATAGACCCAGAGGATGTCGCATTCAAACAAAAGCAGATTGACGGGTTCCTGAAGCAAAAAGAAGCACTCTCCAAGACAACTCCAGAAACGCAGGCAGAGGCATTGCGACAGACTCAACTCGCGTTCATTGACGCTTATGATCTTGCCCAATCAACAGGTGGAGTTGCTGGACTTCGCGGCGTGAACATTGCCGTCCTTGATCCTAACAATGCTGACCAATTCTTTCGTGACCTTTATGGAGATTCTTTGAGGCAGGCAGAAGCAACTGTAAATTTGCTGACTGGAATTCCAAGTTTGACCGAGACCGATAGCCAGAAACTAACCGAGTCACGGCAACTTTTGCAGAAGTTCCAGAACGATGTCGAAGGCGCAAAATCTGCACGAGGATTTGCTATTCAAGAAGACAATACTGATCCGAATTCAACGGAATTTGTTCCTCCGCATTTACGTCGAATCAACCAACAAGGAGCAACTGCTGTTATTAACGCAGACCTTATTAAGCATCTATCGGATCAAGGATTCAATATACGCCACACACTTCAGCATGAGGTGCAACACGCAGTGCAGCAGTTTGGAGAAGTGAACAAGATGCTTGCTCCGTTGCGCGGGCAATTGTTCGATCAGAAAATTAAAAACGACGATGGAACCACCGAAGTTTATCAGCAGGGAATTTACTCTGATGAGGACTTGAATCGTTATGCTGCTCGATACGCGAATCTCATGTCGCCAAACGACAATGGAGCGAGTTTCTACGCTCAATTTGGTGGCGACTCCGAGAAGATGCGAGCTTACATCAAAGACGAAATTTTGGCAGAGACTGCTGCTGCAACTGGTGAGTATGCAGGCGGCACTCGCGCATCGCTCGATGATGTTGGACGCAATGTCATGGACTGGTTGGAGGTCAAGACCAAAAGTGGCAGGTTGAAACAATTGAAAGAGGCACTCCGTAGGAACGGGGTTATCTTTGATAATATCGGTGCAGTATCGTCTGTTCTTGATGCGAGGATGTCGCCAGAGACGCTTGCAATGATGCGCCAATACCAAAGAGGCTTGAAGGATTTTGACGGCACAATGACTATCCAGCAGTCACGCGAATCTGACGAACCTGATATTCCGTTGACTAAGGTTCTTGGCAGTATTGCGCTTCAAAATAAATATCGACACGCAGACTTTTTTGAGAAAGAGCAGATCATCAAGGCGACTGCGCCCGATGGTAGCGTTACTGAAATCGTCGTTCCTGCTGGCGCAAAAATTGATCCATTCGTTGATGTATACAGGACGCAGGGCGGGCAGTTGGTGGATGCTGATGGCAATGTGGTCACGCTTGGGCCAGAGATAACTTTTGGATCGATGCCAGATGGCACGACATTTGAAGTTGACACGCGAATCGCTCGCAAATCAAACGGGGCGCCAATCATCCTGACAAATCGTGAGATGAAAGCTCGCGCAAGGAAGCGGACAGAGATTATCCAGACTGCGATTGATTCCGCGAAGGACGATGGTTCTGGAGTTAGACTTTCAGACATTGGCAATGGCAATTATCGAGGGGTTATGTCTCCCTCTCAAATCGAGGCATTCATGGCATTGCCAAACGAGGTGGTATCGCCAAATTTGAAGCGCATGACGAAGTTTTTCAATGAACTTATGGCGCGGAATGACGGCACTCGCGTGGTGATGGAATACCAAGCGGCACTTCTCAACGGGAAATACAAAGCACTTTCGCCAAAAATTCGTGATGAAGTTCCAATCGGATTCCAACTAACGAAGGATGGCAACTTTGCGCTTACCACAATTTCGGTCAGTCGCCTTTATGACAAGATGCAGGCATGGGCAGATAAAAAGCCAACGAACCTGCAACCTTGGAATGGCGATACAGGCGCATTCTGGGACTCTGTGGTGAAGTATTTGGACAATCATGCGAGAGGCGAAAAAGGCGAGACTGGACTACATCCAGACGCATACATCGCAGGTAAGATGAAGAACAAGATCAACGATCTTTTTAACGCTTACAATGCCGAGACAAAGCAATCGAATCCTGAACGCAGCACACTTCCAAGGGCGCGAGGAAAAGATAATCTCGACATCGTTATTCGTTCTCGTCGGCTTGATCGCATCAATAATTTTGAGGAGTCACCATCGCAAAAGCTGCCAATCAACTATGGCTACCTAACCACAAACTATATGCCAGCGGTTAATCCGATGGCAGCACCGATGACTGCCGAGGAAGTCCAAAACCGCTTCGATGGTAGCGTTACTGCCACACGGGTTCGTCAGGCAATGGCAACTGGCGAAATCAACGCGCTTGAAAGCGAATTGCGACAGATGGACGATTTGCTCCCCACCGAGTCATTGCAGTTGGTGCAGGGGCAAGATCAGATTCCAAGAATTCAGATCGTCTCAATGTTCGACCCTGAAAATATAGCCTCTCTGGAACCAGAAGAAATCGTTTCCGACATTGATGCCGAGACCGAGGCAGAGTTAGCTATTCTTGACGCACAGGATGAAACTATGCCGCCGCAAGACATTGCCAAAATGCTTTCGTCCAAACTTGAACAACTCTACGTTGACGGAGGGCGCAGTCCGATTATTCCAGCACTTGAAAACGAACTGGGTAAAATAAATCAGCAACTGGAGTTGCAAGCGCAAGAACAAGCAGCAGAAACAATTCAAGCAGAACAAGAAACTCAAGCACCAAGGAGTGGTGGAATATCTGCGAGGTTCATGCCGGAACGTCCAACAGAGCGTTTCCCAACTCCAGAACGTGGATTCTATTCTGGATTGCAACAAACAATAGATCAGAAAGTGCAAGGAAAGTTTGCATCACCAGATCAGTTGAAAGCTATTATCAGCAATCCCCAAAACGTAAAAGCTGAAGAACTGAAATGGTCTGGAGTGCTTAATGAAATTGATCGTCTTGCAACAGAGAATCAAGGCAAGGTTCCAAAAGACAAAGTTATGGATTACCTTCGCAATGAAGGTGCTGTTAAGTTTGAGGAAGCAACACTCGGTGAAAATACGGAAGCTAATAAAATCGCTCAAAAATATGGCATTGAAATTCAAAAAGAATACGAAGAAACAACTTTTATTGATAAAGATGGAGATGAAGTAGATTTTGAAGACTTGCCTAAAGAGTTACAAGGCGCATTGAGCAAAAATATTCCTACGAAATTTGGACAATACCAACTCCCCAGTGGTGAAAACTATCGTGAAGTTGTGATGGCAATGCCTCCTCCAGTAAACGAGTTTTCTCGCCTGCTTAAAAAACTGAAAGATAAGTATGGTGAAGATTATGCAATCAATAGAACAGAGGAGGAGCAAGCTCAACTTGAAGCGGCAAGAGATTCCAGTTACGACACAACCGCAGGGGGAGGAAGTGTAGCGAAAGGAATATACACTTCTTCTCATTTCCCAAATGTTCCAAACTATGTAGCGCATATGCGCTTGAACGAACGCACTGACGCTGAAGGCAACGATGGATTATTCATCGAGGAATTGCAGTCTGACAGGCATCAGGCGGGAAGGGAGAAGGGGTATGCATTAACAGAATCTGAACGATCCGAAATAAAAGCACTTGAAGACAAGGCAAGGAAGGAAGGTGGAGTTGTTCGATTTAACGCAGAAGATAAAGCAAGGTGGAACGAGTTAGGCGCAAAAGTTGAAGGCGAAGGAATTCCAGACGCACCATTCCGCAAAGACTGGTCTGTTCAACTCTTCAAACGCGCATTGCGTGATGCGGTAGAGTCTGGCAAACAATGGATTGGTTGGACTACTGGAGACACGCAGGCTGAACGCTACGATTTGAGTAAGCAGATTGGCAAAGTTGTATGGAATGAAGATACAAAAATGCTGACTGCTTATGATCCAAGTCAGAAAAGAACAGTTATTCAAGAATCCAACATAACATCTGACAAACTTGCGGATTATGTTGGAAAAGAAGTTGCTCAAAAACTTGTAGAACAAACACCAGATGAAGACATGGAGAGGCAAATATCTGGTCTTGACCTTAAAGTTGGAGGCGAAGGCATGAAAGGATTCTACGATCAAATCCTGCCTAAAGAGATTGGCAAGTATGTAGCCAAGATGGGTGGCAAGGTTGAGAAGGATGCAATTGATCAATCTGAAGCTCAATATAAAGTAAACAAAGATAGTCAACCATTGCCATATCGACTTGAGTTTAGTGATTCTACAGAAGTATTGGCAAGATTTGCAACTGCCGATGAAGCATGGGCGGAAGCTGAAAAGAGATCATCAACACCAATCTGGAAAGTAAACATCACTCCAGAAATGGCAGGCAAAGTAAAAGGTGGTCAGTTGCAATTCATGCCAGAGCGTCCAACGGAAGAACGCATAGTTTCCGCAACATATACCGATCCTCGCACTGGTGAGGTTCGTGAAGGCGTAAACCACAAGGCAGCTAATCCAAATGCGCCAGACGAGCAAACAGATCGCGAATCGCGTTACTACGGGTTCAAAACGGACACTGGGCGCGTTGTAGATCGTGAAGAGGCATATCGTATTGCCGAGGCAACTGGGCAACTTAAAGAGGCAACCAGTGAGGAAGACAAGTTTAATGCTGATAGGGGTGTTCTACACAGTAACATGGTGGAGATGGAACCTATTATCTCGGAAAAACTACAAAGTTCCGAAATGATAGGTGGAATTCAGTTCATGCCAGAGCGCAAAGAAGGTAAAAAACCAAAGACAGCAAAAAAAGAATTAGAGAGAGAAATTGAACCAGATTTCACGCATTTTGTTGGCGCAAAATTGCCAACTCAAACTCCAGAAAAAGGATATTTTAAAATAGCGACAAATCCCACAGAGGATGGCAGGGTTATTGAATACGAATTAGACCCAAAAACAACTGTTCTTCCAAATGTTGCTAACATATCGTCAATTGAAGGAGAACAAGTTGCAATGCTGGAAGCTGATAGGCACAATACAAGAGGATCAAATATGGGTGGCCCATTGCATCCTTTTCTTATTTCAAATCAAGCTGTAGCTAAATTGCCAGATGGAAGAGGATTTAAACCTGTTTGGGCAAATATGACTGCCGCCTTTGTTACAAGAGCCAAAAATATTATAAACAATACAACTTCTGGAATGGCACTTATCCAGTTGATGAAAGAAAAAGCGCATAAGAGCAATCGCAAATTTGTTCAAGATGTAATGTCTGAAGTTGATTCAATGTCTACATCGATACCGCAAGAACGACTTGATGCGTTGCACGTTATTCTTGAGCTTGGTGCAAAAAATCCAGCTAAACATTTAAATCGTTACAAGAAAGCTCAAAAGTTATTAAAAGATAATGAAATAACTCAATCTGAATTTAATTTAATTGAAAGATTTGAATCAGAAAAAATTGAAAAATATAAACCAAGTGTAGATTTTTTAAATGCACTTGGATCAATGAAATCCCAAGCAACAAAGGGAAATATCACTGCTTTTGATAAAGCATTTGATGAGCATATTAGCAAATACAAGGATCAAGATTGGTATAAAAAAATTGTTGCTAAATATAAAAACAAAACATTTGCAGAAGAAGCGTCTAAATTCACATTTAACCAACGTGGTAGCGCAATGGACAGGATTAGTGGCATACCATTTATTCCCTCAATCTCGCAACGCTTGTTAGAATCAATGGATTTCAATAAAGGCAAAAACTTGGATATTGTTGCGGCGGTTCAGTTGTCAAAAGACATGGATGCATTTGCTATTTACACTGGCAATGATCCAAAGCAAGAGGCTAAAATGAGTGCCACTGAAAGATATCTTCGTGATCAATTCTTGAAAAATCCACAATTCAGAATACATCCTTCCTACGACTGGATGATGCTTGGGCCAGAGGATGCCAATAATTTTATTCTTGAAACGCCTGCTGATCCAGTTAAACTTTTTCCTGACTACGCAAGCAGTCATCCCAAGAAAACAGTTAGAGAAGGCAGCAAAGAAACCATTGTTGGGACAATGAAGAAATCAAAAATACCATTAATACTAAAATGAACATACTTGTAACTGACAAAGAAGAGGGGCCAGAAGGATGGGAGATGATTCCCGTCCAAGATGAATATGTATTCTACAACCCCAAAAAAATATCAGAAGAAAAAATTATCCAGCTAACAGAAGACTATGCCAATGGTGACATGGACGAAATGTATGAGTTAGCTGAATTCGACACAGAACTTGACAGAGAAGACTAACACTATGCCACTACGAAAATGTGCCTCGCAAAATTGCTTCACACGCAATTTGAAAACTGAAATCAAATCTGGCAAGCCCATCAAACAGGCTCTTGCAATCGCATATAGCGTCCAACGCAAGGCGAAATCCAAGAAGAAAAAATAACAGATTGTTTTTCTAATGACAATTCACACTTGGACAATTTTGGTGATTGCTACGGCATCGTTTATCGCAGGCGGTTTCTGCATTGCTGCTGCCTGCTGGTGGGATGACAAATGATCACGCTTAAAAATATTGATCCAGTTGCCATGCGATATGCGACAACTGGCGATTGGGAATGGTTGCCTAATGGTCACCTAAAATGCTCTGTAGCCGATTACGGCAACGAGGATGGCGCATTCTTGGTTAACCTGCATCAGATGGTTGAGGGGTGGCTATGCAACAAAGCTGGAATCCGTGAGGATGAGGTTAGCAATGATATTGCCGAGCATCAAACAGCAACGCAGATCGAGCGCATTGCTTGTCAAGCGGCAGGGATCGATTGGGAGGAGCATAGCAAATGGGTGCAGCGAGCAAACGACGAAGTGGAGCGCAAACAAGGCGACGAAGTGCCAGTAATCCTTCTCAATGGCCCAAGATTTTGGGCTGAACTACACCTCCTTGGCTTGCGTCATAGGACTGGTAAAAACATGACTGGGTGGCTGAATGATTGGCGCGATTCACTTCCGTTTAATGGATGTCCATGCAAGGAGCATCTTGACGAGTGGATGAGTGAAAATCCTCCAGACTGGAACCGCTTTTTTGAGTGGGGCATTGACCTGCACAACGCAGTAAATATGCGGATTGGCAAGCCAACGATGGATGTTGAGAACGCGAAAGAATTGTGGATGCAAAGGCACTTCTAAAATAAATCTTGCAATATGAGAATGACCTTATAGATTCGCGGCATCGTTCAACCAACGATAATAAATATATGAACCTAATCGACACATTCACTAATACGCCGATCCTCGTTACGCTCCAGCACTGCTGGCAGGCATTCCTTTGCTTGTCACCAATTGCACTGCTCGCTGGTTTAACATTTCTCCTTACTCAAAATGACTAAACATAGAGGACAACGATTAAAAAGTTTTTCTGCCAAGGGATCATGTGAAACCTCTGGCATGGAAGAAAAGGCAGATGCGTGGTTAATCAAACTTGCATCCGAGGTGGCACGGGCTTGCGATAATTTCTGGACAAAAACAGAAGAACGTCGCAGTCTCAACGCCCAATATTACAAATCAAATCCATACAACAATAACAGACAATAAATATGCCGAAAGTAAACAACCATCCTGCATTTCCTGTGCAGGCATACGCTGGAGATCAGCACACGCCGAAAGTAAGACCCAACTCTGGCATGGGGATGCGAGATTGGTTTGCTGGACGCGCATTAGAAGGCATCCTTGCAAATCCTGACGAAGAGGCTATGGAAGCTCCAGCAGAAGAAATCGCTCGTCTTGCATACAAGTTCGCAGACGCAATGCTTGAAGAGAGGGAGAACTGATTTATGTCAACATCAGCAACACTAAAATTTGGTGGGCCAATGGTAATTTCCAATGGTCAATCAAAAAAAAAACTATCGAACATGAATGTTGCGGTAGCCAAAACACCGAAAAAAACAAATAAACTAAAATCAATAAAAAAATGAGCGAAGCACAAACACCAGAAACAAGCGCGGGATTCAGCGACGATCAGGTTCAAGCAATCGAACACGTCTTGAAGGACATCGATATCAATGAAGTTACAAAAGACGAAGTGTTCCTTGATGTCATCAATCGTCTCAAGCGTTTCAACTTTGAGATGACAGTTGCGCTCTATCTTCTCGAAAAGAAAACCATTCTTGACATGGCCAATGCAGAGTCAGGAACGCCAGTAGCAGGCGATGAAAAGCCAGAATAAATAAAGTATCATCTAAAATTGCAGGGAGCGAGCGAGTCCAATCCTCGCGCTCCCATGCAGGAAAAGCTAATAAACACGCCAAGAACCATGAGCATTATATCTGATAGCGCATCCGACACGCACGACCTTACCCACAAGTGTTCCGCTTGCGGCACTGAGTGGATTGACCACCGGGGGCCAACATCGCTCTGTGAGCGCATTCAAGAGTGCAAGCGCATTATTACGGATTTGCTGCACTACATAGAGCAACCAGACTACTCACGCGACATCGGCGAGATGGAGTCATATTTCGACACAATCGAAGATGCGGAAATCATCTTGAAGGAGTTTTGATATGCAATCCATGAAGCAATCAGACTGGCATCACGGAGCAGGAAAAGGCGATGCCGAAAGACCAGTTGACCGCAGAAAGTTTCGTTCAAACTTTGAAGAAATCGATTGGTCTGCTCATCGCAAAAAGAAGTCTGAAGACATCGTTCCATACGAAGACGACCGCAGAGCTTGATTTTATCGGCATCTGCGGTGTCAATATATTTAGAGAATTATTTTTCTACGCTGAAAAAATTTCTTGCGTAGTGTTTATGCGGTTCTGCGAGCATCGATGTCCGCAGATGTAGATTCCATGCGGTTCTACGAGCATGAAAAAAAGTTTAAAAAAAACTTTACATCGAAATGCCGTGCTGTAGTTTTGATTTCAAGCAGACGGCACAACGCCAGAAGCGCAATAAATAAATACATACATACAATGAATCCACTACTCACAGAAATCCACGATCTGTTCGCATTCCAAATCAAGCAGGCTCAACGTCACGATCTGGACGAAATCCGCATCACAGTGCCTCGCGCCAAATCGTTCTGCAATGCCATCCGTATTGCCAAGCACCATGAACGAGTCAGCAAAGAATCGCATCCAGCGGCAATCTTCCACAACTGGGCAACAATCCAGATGTCTGCAAAATGAGTGCTGAGTTTGCAGTAACTTTATTCTTGATTTGTTTTGGGAGCTGCTATGCTTGCTTCCGATTAGGACAAGAAAACGCAATCCACAAACAAAATAAAACTTCCTCCCAAGACGAAACAACCAACAAATAAATACATATGAGTAACCAAATCGTAGTTCACAACCAGTCCGTATCGGACATCGAAACAATGGCAAAAGCCATTACCAAATCCGGCCTTTTCGGGATCAAGTCTCCAGAGCAAGCAGTAGCATTGATGCTCGTCGCTCAATCTGAAGGACGGCATCCAGCCAGCGTAGCCAGCGAGTTTGACATTATCCAAGGTCGTCCTGCACTGAAGAGCCAAGCGGCACTCGCTCGCTTCCAAGCAGCAGGCGGCAAGATTCAATGGACAAGCCGAGGGCCAAGCAAATGCTCCGCGAAGTTCGCTCATGCCCAAGGCGGCGAACTTGAGATCACTTGGACGATGGAACGCGCAAATGCCGCTGGATTGACTGGTAAAGCAACATGGAGGCAGTATCCAGACCAGATGCTTTCTGCTCGCGTTGTGGCTGAAGGTGTCCGTGCAGTTTTCCCTGCCTGCCTCAATGGAGTCTACCTTGCTGAAGAGGTGCAGGACTTTGACATCAAGCCAGTGGTTAGGACAACAGCACCAGTTGTCATAAAAGAAGCAACACCAGTTGCGGTTGAGGTAGTCTCGATTGAAGACGCTCCAACAATCGACTGGGAAGTTGAGAACTGGTTTGATGGCATAAAATCACAGATTGACCCTGTTGCAGATGCTGCGACTCGTTTCCTTGCTGCCAAAGGACAACTTATAGAGGGTCAATCATGGATTGATCTCGGTGAAGGCCCATACCGCAAGCGCATTATTGAAGCAACCGATAAGTTCATTGCTGCTCTGGAGGCATTCAAATGATACGCCATTCATCGCTACCCAAGATCGCTCAGTGTGCTTGCTACGAATCCGCAGGGGGAACATCCCCTGCGGCAGCAAGAGGAACGCAAATGGACGAGGCATTCCGTTTCATGCTCGCTGGAGATCATTCTAAGCTGATGGCAATCGAGAATGAAGATGACAGAGATTCCGTTGTGTGGGCAGTCAACGAAGTTAAGCAACGCGCCGAAGGTGCAACGATCATCAGCGATGAATCATTGCTGAAAGTGAAAACTCCCGGCATCGAGCATATCGGCACAGAGGATTCGCGGGTTCCTGACAAGCGAATGAGCCTTGATCTAAAGTCAGGTCAAATCAGGGATTATTTTTTGCAAATGGCGGCTTACTCGTATGGCAACATGGAACGTGAGTTTGCTCCTGATTGGACGTGCCACTTGTTATTCTGCGACCAAAGGCGTGTGGTGACACATACTTTTACATACGAACAGGCAAAATCGCTTGTGGAGGGAATTCTCGCAGAGGTTGCTAATCCAAATAAAAAACCAACGCCATCTGAATATTGTGGCTGGTGTGCATTGAAGGATAATTGTTCTGCACTTGGCAAGGCAGCGTCCGAGACACTGGAAATCGTTGATAGCGATTTAAACGCTAACCTTGCGCAATTGAAGACGTATCTCGCAGACTCGCCAGAGACTCTTGGAGCGTTTCTTTCCAAAGCGGCAATCTTCAACGATGAACTTGTCGATTGGGCAAAGGAGTTGGTGAAATCAAAACTTGCGAATGGTGAGGAGATATCGGGATATAAGCTCCAAAAGGTCAAGGGAACCGATTACATCGATCCAACCGAAATAGCCAAATCGTTTACAGTATGCGGTGCAACAATGCATGAAGTTGTTAAGTTCCTTGGAGATAAAGTTAAGTCATCAGACATGAGAGGGTTTCTTGATAAACGCGATTGCGACTATCAATTTGGAGTGGTTCAAGGTAATGGGTTTACAAAATTAGTTCAAGACAGAAAAAAGAAGAAGTAAATTGTATAAATAAATAAATAAATATGATAATCAAACAACGTAATAAATGGATTGATGGATTTAGTCTCAGGCTAAAGACTCAAGATGAATGGATTAGCGGCATTAAACAAGTTCCGGCATTTGCTCGCGCACTTGTAGCAAGAATGATCTGGTGGGACTTTGCAGCGGAACGACCAGTAAAAGACAGGTGGGAAAAGTTCGATGAATTCCTTGTTCCTCCATACGATGACATTCCTGCAAAGGCACTGATCAACGGATTGATGCTCTGCGGATACTCCAAAGATCGTGCAATCTCCAGAGTCAGGAGGGCAGAATGAGCGGCTATACGTTAAAAGAAAAAGGATGTTCCAAGGTGATAGACAACACTCCAGACGATTGGAAAGATGCTGCTCTGGCTATAATAAAAGCAATGGCATCCAGCGGCATGACATTTCATGCGGAAGATGTCAGAGGACTTGTTGGTGATCCCCCAAACCATCCTAACGCATTTGGAGCATTATTCAATGCCGCTACAAAAACGGGATTGATTATCCGCATTGGCGATGTCATTGCTAAACGCGACAACGCACACGCTCGCAGGATTTCGCTTTACAAAGGCGCAAGATACGCTTAAAGTAGTGCTACCTCGATTGAGGTCGATGTTTGATACCATCGCTAAACACTAAAACAAATTTGGCCTGCCTCATGCCCACAGGATTCCTTGTGGGAGTATCACTTGAGGCGGGTCTTTTTTTAGATTATGAAAATTAAACGACCAGCATTCCAGTTCTACCCCGCAGATTATTTAGGCTCTCAGAGGGTGGCATTGATGACACTTGAAGAAGAAGGCGCATACTTGAGATTGCTTTGCTATTGTTGGCAACATGGCAGCATACCTTCCAATCCAGAACAAATCGCACGCTTGATTGGTAAGGGTGCTTCAACCACACTTGCAACCACCGTTGCAACCATGTTCCAACCACACCCAGAAAATGGTTCGTTGTTGGTTCACGAAAGACTACAGCAGGAAATCGTGAAACAAAATGAATGGGCAAGGAAGAGTGCTGAAGGCGGCAAAAAGTCTGCTGAAATGAGGAAAAGTCTCAAGGGTGGTTCAAGCACCCTTGCAACGGTGGTTGAAGAATGCTTGCCAAATGGTATCAACCAAAAGGCAACACTTCTTCTTCAGTCTTCTTCTACATCTTCTATTTCTACTACAGAAAAGAAAACTACTACAGCAATTCAACCATTCACTGTTGACGATCAAGTCTGGAATGATTTCCTTGCAGTTCGTAAAGCCAAACGCGCACCACTCACTGAAACTGCATTGAACATGATTGAAAAAGAATCTGAACTTGCAGGCTTGACACTCAACGATGCACTGACAGAATGCGTCACCCGTGGATGGCAGAGCTTCAAAGCTGATTGGGTCAAACCCAAGCAACAACAGGCCGAGATGACATACTCACGGGCTTGTTGACATGAAAAATAATATTGTGGTCAGACCAATACCATCAAGCGAAGCTGAACCTTGGTTGTTATTTAGACATTACGCACGTAGACTATGTCCGATTTCATATGCTTTCGGTGCTTTTATTGATAATGAAATAATCGGAGTTGTAACATATGGCACTCCTCTTTCATCAACATTGCGCGATGGTGTATGTGGCAAAGACTACTCGCAATCTGTTTTGGAATTGAACAGGCTATGTTGCGAAAACAAAAAGAATGTTGCATCGATATTAGTTGGACGCTCTTTAACAATGCTTCCTAATCCAACCATTGTAGTGTCCTATGCAGACAGCGGGAAAGGTCATGTTGGTTATGTTTATCAAGCCACAAATTTCATATACACTGGTCTTTCTTCGGCATTCAAAGACCCAATGGTAAAAGGCATGGAACACAAACACCATACCACAATTGGAGATGAAGGAAGAGGACACCCATCAAGAATTGAGTTCCTTCGTGAAAAATATGGACATGAGAATGTTTATTATGTCGAAAGAGACAGAAAGCATCGATATGTCTTTTTATGTGGGTCGAGAACACAAAAGAAAAGATTGATGAAATCTTTAAAATATAAAATTTTATCCTATCCAAAGGGAGTTAGTCAGAGATACAATGCAAACGCAGAAATAAATATTCAGACATCATTTTTTTAATACATACATGAAAAAAATAAAATTACACAGATCGTGGGGAATTGATAAGGACAGCATTGGATTTAATGGTTTCGATGTTGCCTGTTATTTAGGAAGCGATGTATCAGTTTGGCCTTGCGGAGCCACAGTTGATGCGAACGAAGGAGATAGGAAAGACTGGCTATATTGCGAATGTGAAATATGCGAAACAGTAAGACAAAACCCAAAACGCTATTTAGCTTTAGTATGAAAACACTACCGATCGCAGTCACCGCAGAAAAGGCGGCACTATCACTCATCGCAATCGATCCAGAGGTTCTACCGCACCTCGCATGGCACTCTGACCTGTTCGCATTTGAACAACATAAGCTGATATTTAGCGCATTAGAACGTGTTTATCAGCGCACTGGAGCAACAAATATGCTTGGAGCAATTTCTGACCTCGAAACAACTGGCAAACTTAATGCCGCTGGAGGCAGAGAAGGAGTGATTGAAATTCTAAAGACGATGTTCATCTCGCCCGGAGCTATGTGCGTTGAGACTGCCGCTGATTATCGCTCACAACTTCTCAGGGCAAAAGGCTACAGAGATGCCATCAAGACTTGGGACGATGCACACGATGACGTTTGCGCGATGCGTGCTGACCTTTCTGCCATCGCGGAATCGCTGTCTAATGCAATCCAGCCAGAAACCATGTGCAAAGGCGTAAAGGAGCATCTGAGCGATTTCCTCGATGATTTGGAAAACAATGCACCACTCGAAAACTTCAAGACTGGAATTCCGAAGGTTGACAAACTCCTCGGTGGCGGCATGAGACGTGGCGAGATGATGGTTGTTGGAGCGCAGACCAGTGGAGGCAAATCAATCCTCCTCTACCAAGCCGCACTCAACGCACTACTCGATGGCAAGGCGGTCACCATCTTCAGCCTTGAAATGCCTGCGAAGTCCATCCTGCAACGAATGGCTTGCAATCTGATTGGAAAGACAATTGTTCCAATGCGGGAACTATCATCAGTCACAGACTGGCGCAGTGTTGCCACTGCCAAGGACGTATCAAACGCAATCGGACAATTGATGAAGATGAAACTCACTATCCGCGATGACCTGTCTGAAGTGGGCGAGATCATTGCTGAAGCTCAGAGACTCGCATCACTTGGCAAGGCAGAGGTAATTGTGGTCGATTACCTACAAATTGTAACGATGCCTAACGCCGACAATAGGGAGCAGGCAGTGAGTGAATTATCACGCAGACTGAAGCTGACGGCACTGAAAACAAATTCCGTGGTCTTGACTGCATCACAACTCAACGACGATGGAGCAGTTCGTGAGAGTAGAGCAATCGGCCATCACACAGATTTTCTCCTCATCATCTCCCATCCAGACGACAAGAAGAAGGAGGCTCAGAGCTTCCGCAAGACAGCACCAGCGCAACCAACATCGCGCATCCGAATAGACAAGAATCGCCGGGGTCAACGAGATGTATTTGTTCCAGTCAAAATGCGCGGAGACATTTCACGATTCGAGGAGATCAATGAATAAAGATGACGCATACGAGCATTGCCTCATGCTCCTTGAAACAAGCACTGTAATCTGGGAGAGCGGCATCCAGTCTCGATTTGCGCTCGCTGAGAAAAACTATCAAGAGGCAAGAATAATCTACGAAAAATATTTCAGCGAGTCTACAAGCGGTTCAGATGACCAATGCGACAGGAAACCCAGTGTTGATGCGGTTTCCGAGTGGGATTCTTTTTTTGAAAATAATGTTGACCCGTTTTGATGATGCTGTAGATTCATTCCCAAGCAAGGCACGATGCCGAGCGAATAAAAAATACATACATACATCAAATGACAACAACTACAAAAAACTACGGCCCCTTTGAAGTCAGAAAAAAATCCATTGAGGCAAAACTAAAAAACAAAATCGCCGTTCTAACGTGCGAGCGTCAAAGCGGAATTACTCCGATGGGTAAAAAATACAAAACACGCTTGCAATGGTTCATCAAATTTCATGGTAGCCCTTGCGCAATGGGGCCATGGTCTTCTAAAATGATTCGCACTTGTTTCGCTTAACCAAAATCAGAGCGGGTTCTATCCCCGCTCACAACCAATAAAAACATTTCCTCACATCCAATAAATATATACATCAAAATGAAATTACTCAATACAATCACCATCGAGGGATCAATAAACAAGAACGACCGAGGGACGCACGAATGGGGGAACTTCTGCATTACATCAGTCAAGTGGCTCAACGAATCGACAATTAAGAAACTATGCGGCATCCACGGCATGGTTGGACAATCATTTTCCTATGAAGAAACCAAGAATGAAGACAACTACATCTACAATGGAAGCTTTGATTGCTGGTCAGACTAATCCAAACCCCGGCAGCAAGGCGGCAATAGACGCAGGTTGCACTTGTCCAGTCATGGATAACGAATACGGAGCAGGCTACATGGGCATGGAAGGCGTCTACATCTACTCAGGAGGATGCAAAATCCATAGCCTTCCTACAAAATCAACTAACAACGAAAATGAGAATTGAAACAAACGAATATGCCAAGGAACATGGGTTCATCCAGCTAACGGATGGATACAAGCTCCCAAGAGAGAAATGGATGCTCGATAACGTCATCAAAGACGCTGAAGCAAACAACAAAGAGATTTGCCTTGTGAATTCCGATAAAGGAATGGAACTATGGCAGAAACCAAAAGAACAAACAGCAACACTACAATAAATATGGAATACGATAACACTAATCGCGGATCGCTCTTCAAAAACGAGCGTAAGGAACAAGATAGCCATGCCGACTACAATGGCAGCATCAACATCGAAGGCACAGAATTCTGGCTCAACGCATGGCTCAAGGAGAGCAAGAAAGACGGCAAGAAATACTTCAGCTTGTCAGTCAAGCCCAAGCAGCAACAAAACGCGCCACAGGTCAAATCTGCGCCAGCAAAGCCTAAATACGAAGGACGCAAACAAGACGATAACGGAGATGATATCCCGTTCTGATACTTTCCTCGCTTAACTGAGTATTCGGGCAAGCAGGGGCAAATGGGGGCAGCGCATCCAAAAAAAACGCTGACCATACTTTAATGAATTTGAGAGCAATGACGTGGCAATGTAGCGGATGTCCCTTGGCGGGGTTACATCTGGTTATCATAGTGCCAGTTCAGTAACTACATAAAAACTGAACCTCTCATTACCTATAAATAAATGGTTGAATTGCAAGACACCTTGTTTGACTTGTCGCTGTATTCTTTGGAATGCGATGAGAAAAAAGGTAATACTAATGCAAAAACTGGAACAATATCTGAAATTATGTTTATTGCTGAAGCTGCAAAAAGTGGATTTGATGTGTTTATGCCAATCGGACATAGCCAAAAAGCAGATTGCGTAATATGGAAATCACCATCAAAACCAATAAGTGTTCAAGTTAAAAAAGGAGTAGCAAGGACGGCAAACTCATGGCAAATATCAACATCATCAAAAAAACCATCGTGCCAAGCAAATCCAAATGAAAAAGGCTCTCTTTACACAAATTACAATGAAGGAGACTTTGACATCATCGCAGCACACATTGCCGAACAAAACTGTTGGGCATTATACAGACTTAAAGACATATGCGGACAATCGTCAATCAATTGGACAGGGTCACCAAAGAATAACTTTGAACTGCTGAATCATGTATGAGCATTAGTATTAATTTTTTAAAAAAACTTGGCTACACTGAACAACCAGATGGATCATATTCACCTAATACTAAAAGGCTACCTGACACCTTCGCTCAACACTCTACTCAACAAACACTGGAGTCACTATCTCAAGGAAAAGAAACTCGCAGCACACGCACTCACATCCGCATTACAAGATATTCTTGCAGACCACTCGACTGCGACAACTACGCAGGAGGCTGTAAGCCAATTATTGACCAACTACGCTACGCTAAACTTATCCGCGACGACTCGCCAGAAGATATCGAAGTCGAGTTTAAACAGGTTAAGGTTAAAACCAAAACCCAAGAACGCACGGAAATCGAAATCAACGAGAATCGATGATTGAAGATGCAATAACAACGAATGTAATTTTCGAGGGAACACAACACAGCACTGCCTCGGTTCCCGAGATAATAACAACAACCAAAAACACGTCAAGACTTATTTTCAACCAATACAAATAGATTATGAGTGAAGAAGTTACAGAACCGAAAAATAAAGGTGGAAGACCGACAATTTACACTCAGGCACTCGCTGATGAGATTTGTGAACGTCTCGCACATGGTGAAACACTAAGAAAGATGGTGCTGGATAAGCATATGCCACCATCAGGAACGATCTATAGGTGGCTTGATAGCAACGAAAGCTTTCGTGAGCAATACGCACAAGCGCGGGTTCGTCAAGCTGACTATTACGCCGAGATGATCATCGATGAATCCTTTGGAGCGCATGACGCTCAGATCGGCAGATTACGCATGGACGCTCTCAAGTGGGCATCGTCTAAGATCGCCCCCAAGAAGTATGGCGAAAAGATCGAATTGGAGTCTAACAACAACCAGAACCTGACGTTATCATTCAACATTCCATCCCGTGGTAATGACGTTGAAGTTATCGAATTGGAGAACGCTGAGACACTTACGCTGGAACAGGGCGAGAAGTGATCCATTATCTATTATCTACCTTATATGAAGTTATCAACTGAAACCGCCGCAGAAACACTTGCTGGCAAACCATATACAATGGAAATCGAGGACGAGATTGACAACCTCAAATCTACCATTA